TGCTCTCCGGCGACCGCAGCATCACCACCGGCATCATCGACTACACCACCGGCAAGGTCGCCAGCGTGGGGGATACGCTCAGCCCCACCGCCGGCGTCGTCACCCTGGCGCAGATCCCGGTCAACGTGCTCTACGCCCCCACCTCGGATGAGACCCTCTACAAGACCGCCACGCTCTACTTCTACGCCGACGGGCTGAGCTGGCGCTTCGGCGGTGCCCAGGGCACCTGGAGCCTGGAACTCACCTCGGGTGGCATCGGCTTCCTGACCTTCGATCTGCGGGCGCAGATGCTGGCGATGACCGGGGCACCACTGCCGACCGGTTGGAACAGCGCGATCCGCCCGACGCCACCGCGCTTCGTCAACGGCCGCTGCCAGCTCAACCGCGCCGTGGCGCAGTGCCGCCGGCTGCAGCTCGACCTCGGCGTCGAGGTGATCCTGCCGGACAATCCGGAATCGCTCGAGGGCTACGACCCGGCGGTGCCGATCTCGCGCGACGGGCGCGGCAACATCGATCCCTACATGAACACCACCAACGCGGTGGCGCTCTACGATGCCTTCCGCGCCGGCACGCCGATGCCGCTGATGGCGGTGGTGGGCGTCTCCGCCGGCAACCGCTTCCTGATCACCGCCCCGGCCGCCCGGGCCACCGGCTTCAAGCCCGGCAACCGCGACGGCCTCGGCCAGCACGACATCGCCTTCCAGTGCGATGGCGCCGACAGCGTCATCTTCCTCGCAACGTTCTGACGGAGGCACCCCCGAACATGACCCAGCCGATCTTCTCCCGCCGTCAGGTGGAGAGCTTCATCCCGCCCGGCACCGAGCGCGTCTACTCCATCGCGCCGCTCACCTTCCGCGAGCGCCAGGCATTCCGCGCCGACCTGGCGCGTGAGGCCGGGGTGTATCCTGGCCGTGCGCTGCTGCTCGATGCGCTGCGGGCCGCGGTGCAGGAGACCTCGCCGGACAACGCGGCGGAGATCCTGGTGGTGATTGAGGCCGCAGAGGCGACGCCGGATGACCCTGCGGCGCAGGCACGGCTGCAGACGATTGAGGCGGCCTGCGCCACGGTGCCGAGTTACGCCGCGTTGCTGGCGGCCCGGCAGCACTATCTCGGCATGATGCCCTGGGTCGCCGCCCGCCACGCCCTGCGCGGCTGGGAGGGACCGGGGCTGCCGCCGTTCCGGCGCGAGCGCAACCTGGTGCCGGCCGATCTTCTCGACCTGTTGCCGGACGCGGAACTCGAGGCGATCGGCTGGCAGGCCAGTGCACTGATGCAGCCGGACGCGGCCGCCCAGGGAAACTCCGAGGCGCCCTCGCCGTTGCCCGAGACCCCGGCGCCTATGACGGTGGGCTGAAACCCGCCGACGGCAGCGAATGGCTGGTGGCCGGCGAGGCGTGGGCGGACAATCCGCGCCATGTCGTGCCGCAGCCCTGGCACGAGTTCGTGCGGATGTGGGGGGCGTGCCAGGGCGGCATGGGGGGCGTGGCGCATTGGCCGGATGGCGGGGGAGTCGGGGATCAGGCGGCCTGGGTGGTGGAGGCGTTCGCGCTTCTCGGGGGGCTGCTGGGGAAGGTGCGGTGCATCGCTGCATAGCTGCCGTTCGCACACGAGCGAACGCTCAGTCGCCTAACGCATGGCCGGTTCTCCGCGATGTGCAAGGCGCTGGGTGCACCGCGGTTCACCAGCCGCTATTATCGAACACATGCACAACGAGATCTACCGACGCTTCGGTGAAGTCCGCGCCGCCGCAGATGCGGTTGGACAGCTGATGCCATACAACTGGATCGCTATGCCGGAGCGGCTTTATGCGGCGTGGATGCCGTATTCGATGATGCTTGACGACTTCGCCCGCGAACTGGCGAACTCCATCAACGCATTCACCCTTAACGTCCAGCGGCTGTCCGCGTGGGCAACCCTGATGACCTCGCTCGGCGAAGAGGAGAGGGCCGAGGCGCTGCACGAGTTCATCGATCCCATCGCGACGCTATCTCTGCTGATGCCCTACGCTATCCGGTCGCGGCTGCTATTCGCGACGGCCCATCTATGCCATCAGGTCAATCTGGTGAGGGAAACAGACTGGGCGGAAGCCTCGCTCCCCGTCGATGACAAGATCTGGATGGACAGTGCAGATCGGCAGGGCGCGCGGTGGCGGAATTACAACCGACTGAAGACGCGCATCGAGGCCATTGGGGGTAAACGGCTAGCGCAGGCCACCACCAATTTCCGCAACACGTTCACGCACCGCTTCTCACCGCGCGTCGGGACAGGCATCACGAACTTCGCGACCAGGTGCTTTGACCCGGCCACCGGAAAGGCCTGCTACTCGTTCGGTGGGACCGAGCCGCTCGACTTGAAGGAGCTTACCGCGCTTCTCGTCGTCGAACTCGACCGGTGCTACGCTGCCTTCGCCGCGTTTCAGGTGCTTGTCGGTGATCAGGTCGCCTATGTCACCGAGAAGAACTCTGAGATGCTAGCCACGATCGATCGCGACCCCGCCGCCGGTCCGGCTGTGGAGACCGGCTCGGCCTAGCCCCGTTGCCACAGCGCGCTGCCTGGCAGCTCGCGACCCAAGCCAGTCATCGGAGAATTACGCCGCGGATCACCAAAAGCAGCCATGCGCCAGATCCGACCGTTAGCGGCTCTGAGCCCAGAGGGTCGTTCCGCAAGTATGCGCTGATTTCCAAGAACTGACGTTGCGTTGAACAGATTCGCCGGCTGTTGTAGCTTCCAGATTGTCGCTGCTAATTGGATAATGGTTCGTAATCGCTACAGCATCTGAGTCATGCACGCTGGTGACGTCAATGTGGGTCATTGCGGAGCGCGACGTAGGAGATCGCTTCCGATGACCGAGCCACCACGCATCCTGACCGCCTCGTCGTCCGAGCACATGCTTGTCGAGCGAATCGCCGCTCAAGAACGGCAGATCGCCTATGACAGTCTTGCTCCGTATGAGCCGCGTTCCGCGACCTACGCGTGGTTCGATACGCTGCGGGCGATCGAAGAGTGCATCAACTTGATAAACGTGGATTGGGATGACGATGAATTTGAGAAGCGACTATTCTCCCTGCCGCTCAGCTCGTGCGTCGGATTTAGTCCGAAATTTGACCTCGTGCGCCAGCGCTTCATCGCACAGTTCAGCGAGAATTTCGCCAATCGTTTTACCAATCTAGTAAGGTATGGCGCGGGTGCTGCGACAGCCTTCGGCGCGCATGGATTCTTTAAGATCGCTGCGGCTTTCAGCACTGTCGGATCGATGATTGACTATCTCCAATCGCGACGGCGCCATTTTATAGCTCTACTTCACATGATTCCGCAGGCGTGTTGCGGCGATAAGGTCGTTATCCCTTACGACGCGCTCCTTGTTTTCCTACCGATGATTGAGCTTACCGGCATTCAATTGAGAAGTGCACAAAACGCGCTGAACGTGAAACTGTCCCGTGCGAAGCTCGGTTTGCCGCAACGGGATTCTGCCGAGCTTGCGATGCTTGATCCGCTTCATCTTGAGCCCGAACGGGCGCCGATCACCAGTATGACCGTAACCGGCGAGGCCCTCACTATGTGGGATGGCAGAGAAGCGCTAAGTCCAGATCGGCTCTTTTCCGCCGCGGAGCTCCGAAACGATGTGCTTTTAATCGAAAGCGCCTATGCCGAGTTCGATCTCAAGGAAACCGATTTTGCACCTGCTGCGGGACTAATCCGCCGACTGTCCATGACCTTCATCGATCGGGACTTCTGGGTTGTCGTCCCCCCTGATGACCTTGCGGCTCTCTTCGACGAATTTAAGGCATCTTCGGATCTGCGATCGGCATTTCTACACACGGGCCAGACTTATTTGGAATGTCTATCCACCTATGCTCCATTCGTGGTTGTCGATGGCGTCTATAGGTCTACCGTCACGCTCTTGAGCCGCTTCATCTACTACTGGCGCGGTCGTAGCCTCGATCGCCGAAAGCGTTTCCAGATCCGCGCCGGATTCATATTTGAAAGAGCGGTCGCCAACGAGCTGGAGCGGCAGAAGTTCGTTGTGCAAAACGTCCGGCGTATTAATCGACGTGAGTTCGACGTCGTGACGGTGCGTAACGGGGTAATCTGGAATGTCCAATGCAAAAACAATTTTATGGATCTCGATCAACTCGAATCAGATGCCACGCGCTTCGCGAAATATAATTATAGGCTGGTGCGGGCCTATGAAGGCGCGCTGACGAAAGAGCGGAACCGCGAGTACCTGCTGAGGGAGAAGCTGTCGTTGAATGAGGTGCAGCACATGGTTGTGTCGCGCTTTCCGGTCGTTACTGACAATGCGAGGTTTGTGCCGTATAGCCGCATAACGGATTTCGCTAAAATTGCCGATGCTGTGATGGCTCATAACGCGGCCTCTTAGAAGACCGCTAGTCGTGACTGTTCCCAAATCGACAGGCGCACCATTTTCACTGCCGGCGCCTACGCCGGGCGTGCCTGTGGTCTTCACACAGATCAGCCGCTCGCTTCGATCCGGACTTGCCGCGCAGCCTAAACAACCCTTCTGTTGGGCTGAAGAATTCGGAAACTTGAGGCATCTACGTGACCTCGTAATGGATGCAATATCATTTCATTTTGACGAAAACGGGACGGCGCTTGCCGCCAATCTCGGCGGCTGCTCAATGTCGGATTTCTTGCCCACTCGTACAGGGAACGGATGGGCAGAAATCCACCCATAGCTGACCTTTATCTCTCCGAGAGCCCTGCCTGCCCCCCCTCGCGGCAGCGCAGATCGACCCGGAACGCATCGACATGACCGGTCTCGTCTCCGCCCTGATCCGCGGCGACCTGCGCCGGATGATGGCCGACGAGGTGCAGAGCGCCGCCCGCGCGCTGCGTCGCGGTGTCACCCGCGCCAGCCAGCAGGTGCGGTCCGACCTCCGCGCCCAGACCCGCGCCACCGGCTTCAAGGACGGCGGCCGTGCCATCGCCAATTCCTGGCGCATGCAGGTCTATCCGGCCGCAGGCATCGAGACGCTGCACCCGGCCGGCGTGGTGTGGACCAAGGCGCCGGCGATCACCGAGGCCTTCGACCGCGGCGTGCCGATCACCGCCCGTCGTCACCGCTTCCTGGCCTTCCCCACCGGCTACAACGCCGCCGGCGGCCGGCGCAGTGCTGGCAGTCGCGGCGGGTTGCGCGTCACCCCGGCCCAGATGCTGGCCACCCGGGGCCAGGCCTTCGTGATCCGCAGCAAGTCCAACCCCTCGGTCTGGCTGTGGTGCCTGCGCGTCGCCGAGGGCCGTGGCCTGACCCGCCGCGGCCGCAACCGCATCCGGCTCTATGTCGGCAGCAGCACCGAGGTGCTGACCGGCCGCCACCGTGGCCGCAACCAGCGTGCCGGCGAACTGCTGCAACAGGGGTTCCTCCCGATGTTCTTCCTCCTGCGGCAGGTCACCCCCGGCAAGCGGCTCGACGTCGCCGCGGTGCGGCTGCGCGCCGGTGACATTCTCGCCCACGCTCTGGCCGCGGAGCTGGCCCGGCGATGAGTGGCACGTCCTCCCGCACCATCGCGATCCGCCTGACCACCGAGCAGGCGGACCGCGTCAAGCGGGACCTGCAGGCGATCGGCGACGAGGGCAGCAAGGCGCTCGGCCGTATCGAGACCGCCTCTGCGGCGGCGTCGCCCGCGTTGCAGACCCTGGCCAGCGTGTCCGACGGCGCGGTGCAGGCCTTCGGCCGCATGGGGGTCTCGCTCGGTGGGCTGGAGCGGGTGCTGACCTCCAGCCGCGGCGGCCTGTCCGGCGTCACCCTGGGCATTACCGCGCTCGCCGCCGCCGGCGCCACCGCCGGGGTGTCGATCGCCCGGGCCGGCGATGCGCTCACCGGCACTCTGGCCCGGCTGACCGCCGCCACCGGCTCGATGCAGACGGCGCAGTCGGTCTACCGCGAGTTGTTCGCCCTGTCGCAGCAGACCGGCGTTTCCGTCGCCGAGAGTGCCGATGCCTTCGGCCGCTTCGCGGTGGCGGCGCATAATATCGGCGCCACCAACACCCAGGTGCTGGCCCTGGTGCGCACCCTGCAGCAGGCCGGCATCGTCTCTGGCGCCTCGACCGCGGAGACCCAGGCGGCGGTGGCGCAGCTGGGCCAGGCGCTGGCCTCCGGGGTGCTGCAGGGCGACGAGTTGCGCTCGCTGCTGGAGAACATGCCGCAGCTGGCCAGCCGGCTGGCCGAGCAGCTCGGCGTCTCGGTCGGCCAGTTGCGCCAGATGGGGGCGGCCGGAGAGTTGACCGCTGACCGGGTGATGCCGGCGCTGATCAAGGCCGGCGAGACCATCAACAGCCAGTTCGCCGCCATGCCGCCGACCATGGGCCGGGCCTTCTCGGTGCTCGGCGAGTCCATGGCCAATTTTGCGGGGAACCTCGACCACGCGCTCGGGCTGTCGCAGGCGATCGCCAAGGCGGCGTTGGCCGCGGCCGGTGCGGTGCGCGGCGTCACCGCCGCCGTGCTGCCTTCCGACCAGCAGAGTGCCGACGCCGCGGTGAACGAGGCCAACCGGCGGCTGGCCGGGCTGCGCCAGCGCCAGCAGGCCGCTCAGGGGGAGATCGACGCCTATCTGGCCCAAGGCCTGACCCGCCAGCAGGCAACCGACCTGGCGCTACCCAACCTGCCGGGCGGCACCGACAAGCCGCTCTCGGCGCAGATCACCGCCGCCGAGAAGCAGCTCACCGACGCGCTGACCCGCCAGCAGGACCTGCTGCGCCAGGCCCGCGAGGAGCAGCAGGCGGAGGCGGACGATGCCGCCGCGCGCCGGCTGGCCAGCGCCAAGGCCGCCTCGACCAAGGAGATCGCCGACTGGCAGGCCAAGAACGACAAGAAGCTGGCGATCGAGCAGACCTACCAGAAAGACCTGGCGCTGATCCGCAAGGCGGAGGGCAGCGGCGCCATCGATGACGCCGAGGCGCAGACGCTGATCGCCCAGGCCACCAGGAAGCACGCCGACGCCCTGGCGGAGCTCAGCAAGGCCAGCACCGAGGCGGAGGACCGACGGCGCCGGGTGATCCAGACGCTGGAGGACGAACTGCGCGCGGCACGGGCGGCCACCACCGGCACCCATGCCGGAGCCGCGGCCTCGCGCGAGATGGCGACCGCATTGGAGGTGGAGCGCAAGCTGCGCGAGGCCGGCATCCCGGCGGTGGAGAAGCGCACCGAGGCGGACAAGCAGGCGGCAGCGGCGATCGAGACGAACGTGCGGGCGCTGGCCCGGCTCAAATCGGCCAATGACGACGCCGCCAAGGCGCAGGCCGAGCAGAAGCGCCAGCAGGAGAAGCTGGACGCGCATGCAGCAGGCGACCCAGGTGCTGCAGGCGCTGGCCGGCTCGATTCCGCACGCCTCGATCGGCCTCGAGGTCGGCACCCGCGACGGCACCAAGCTGCGGTTTACCCAGGATGGCGCCGATACCAGGTCCAGAACCAGGGTCGGCGACATCGCCGGCATCGTGACGATCTTCAAGAACGAGCTGGTCGGCGCCTTCACCGAGGCCAGCGGTGATGTGAAGAAGGTGCTCGACGCCGCACTCGGCAATTACGATCAGGCGGTGGCCGGGCTGAGCTTCCTGCAGGGCGACTACAAGACCCTGACCACGGTTGCCGACACCACCGACCAGTTCACCGCCCAGATGAAGGCGCTGACCGATACCTACGACGCGGCGATCACCAAGGCGGAGCAATACGGTCTGGCCGAGCAGGCGCTGACCGACGCGCGCGACCAGCAGATCACCAAGCTGACCGCCGCGCGCGACGCCCAGGCACAGGGCATCACCGACACGCTGCATGCCCGGCTGCTGGCCGATAACGGCGACGTGCTGGGCGCCAGCCTGGCCGGCTTCGACCTGCAAGCCAAGCAGCAGGAGCAGCAGCTCAAGGACCAGATCGAGGCGCTCGGCCTGTCCGGCACCCGGTATGCCGCCGACCGCATCGTTGAGATCGAGCAGGCACTGGCCGCCGAGCGGCTCAAGATCGAACAGGACTATGCCGGCCAGAGCCGCAAGACGGCGCAGGGGCTGCTGACCCAGCTCGCCTTTGGCGGTGGCTCGGCCTTGGCGCCGGAGCAGCAATACTTCGCCGCCATCTCGGTGCTGAACAACGCCCGCCAGGACCTGGCCGCCGGTGGGGCGTTGGCGGACTTCACCGGCATCGCCCAGCAGGTGCTGCCGGTGGCGCGGGACTATCTCGGCACCTCGCAGCAATACGCCGCCCTGGTGGCCGACGTGGCCAGCCTGGTGTCGAGCCAGGGCGGCGACCCGGCCGGGCTGGGCGCATTGCTGGCGGCCCAGGTGGACAGCACCGACAGCCTGGCCGCCACCTTCGCCAGCTACGGCGACAAGCAGGTCAACGTGCTGAACGGCGTGCTGGCCGAGGTGCGGAGGCTGGCCTCCACCCTGGAAGCGATGATCGCCCGGCAGACCGCGGCCTGACCGCTGCGGCCCATCTGCGCACCGCCCCGCGGTGCGCGACAGAACCTCCGGCTCAGTGGTTGGTCACCCCACCGGCCGTCCCGACCATCTGCCTTTCCACCCATCCGAAGACAGCAAGCAAGAGGCAGCGCTCTCGCAGTGCAAGCGCACTGCTGCCGCTCACCTCGCCAAACCAAGGGGTTTGTCTGATATGCCCATCCTCCCCCTACGCGTGCAGCAATCCACCTCCACCGCCGGCACCGGCACCATTGCGCTCAACGCCGCCGCCGCGGGACGGCGCGGCTTCCAGGAGCAGTTCGGCACCGGTCGCTCCCGCATCGCCTATGTGATCAGCGGCGCCAGCTTCTTCGAGATCGGCTACGGCGACTTCGATGGCGGCTCGCCCGGCACGCTCAGCCGCGACAGCGTGATCGCCTCCAGCAACGCCGGTGCGCTGGTCAGCCTGCCCGCCGGCACCGCCGATGTGTTCCCCTTCCTCGATCCCGGCGAGCGCGGCCTGGTCAGCGGCACCGGCAGCATCACCCTGACCCTGGCCGATCTCGGCAACGCGGTGACCTGGACCGGCACCGTGACCGCCAGCCTCTATCTCCCGGCGCTGGCCGGCGTGCCGCAGGGGCGCAGCATCACCGTGCGCAACAGCGGCACCGCGGCGCTGACCATCGATGCCAATGCCTCCGAGACCATCAACGGCAGCGCCACCCTGGTGCTGGCGCCCACCCAGGCGGTGGAACTGCGCCGGGTCGGCAGCGCCTGGGCCGGGTTCTGGGAGGGCGGACGCATCGTTGGCGAGTTCGTGCTCGGCGCGTTCAGTACCCTGCCGCCGCGCTGCATCTGGCCCGCCGGACAGGCGATCTCGCGCAGCACCTACGCCGCTCTGTTCGCCGTCTACGGCACCGCCCACGGCGCCGGCGACGGCAGCACCACCTTCAACGTGCCGGACCTGCGGGGGCGGGCGGTATTCGGCCGCGACGACATGGGCGGCACTGCGGCGTCCCGCGTCACCGCCGCGGTAGCCGGCCTGGATGGCACCGTCCTGGGGGCCGCGGGCGGCGACCAGCGCGTGCCGACACACACCCACCCGGTCAGCGATCCGGGCCATGCGCACGGCATCACCGATCCGAGCCATGCCCATAGTGTCGCGAACGCGGTGATCCGCGACTATACCGGCGACGGCTACGGCAGCGGTGGCTGGGGTCATCCGGCGACGATCAATACCAGCTATAATTTCACCGGGATCACGGTCAACAGCGCCAGCACCGGCATCAGCGTGGGCAACAACACCGGGGGTGGTGGCGGCGCCAACATGCCGCCGGCCTTCATCGGCAGCATCGTGATCTACACCGGCGTCGGCTGATGGATCCCGCCTTCACCGCCCTGGCCAGCACCGCACCAGCCACGCTGCCGGACGGCTTGGTGCTGGCCATGCTGGCCAGCCGCCCCACCCGCGTCGCCGGACCGCAGCCGGCCGCCGCCGTGGTGCTGCTGGATATCGAGGTGAAGGGGCTGGCGACATGATCGGCTTTGCCACCCCGGCCGGCAATGCCCCTGCCGTGCTGCCGGACGCCCTGGTCACCCCGCAGGGCATTGTCACCTTCCGGGCCGCCTCGACGGTCTATGCCTCCAACCCCACCGACGCGCCGGCCAACACGGTCTGGCCGGCCCGGCTGCTCGGCGATGTCGCCCTGTCGCAATCGGCGGTGGACGCGGTCGGCGTCGGCGGCCGGGTGGCGCTCGGCCTGGCCGATATCGATCTGTGGGACGGTGACGGCGCCCTGGCCAGCCTGGTGCGCTACGGCACCGCCGATGGTCGCCGGGTCACCGTGCGCGTCGCCACGGCAGCCAATGCCCGCGCGTCCGATGTCAGCTGCCCGCTCAGTGCCGCCGGCATCGCCTGGGCCGGCATCGTGCGGGCCGTGGACAGCACCGAGGGGCTGCAGGCGCGGCTGTCGGTGGTGGACATCTCCCAACGCCTCGCCACCCCGCTGCAGCCGAGCCGCTATCTCGGCACCGGCGGCATGGAAGGGCCGGCCACGCTGAAGGATGCGCCCCGGCCGGTGGCGCTGGGCCATCTCTACAACATCACCCCGGTGGCACTCGGCGCCATCGACCTGGGCGACGGCGCGCTGCTCACCTACCAGAGCCATTGGCGCGGCGTGGTGGCACATGACGCGGTGCGCATCCGGGGTGTGGCGCAGCTACCGGTCACCGCCACACCCGGTGTGGGTGAGTTCCGCGACTGGCCTGGGCTGGGCGTGTTCCAGTTGGGCAGCACGCCGGACGGGCCGGTCACAACGGATCTGCGCGGTGACAATCCCGGCGGCTACGTCTCCAGCCTGGCTGCGGTGCTGCGCCGGCTGGTGCAGTCGCTGGGGCCGGCCTATGCCGACGATGACATCCAGGCCGATGCCTTCGCCTTCGCCGAGACCGACCTGCCGGGCGAGATCGGCTGGTTCCACGGCCCACAGCAGACCACCGCCGCGGCCGCGGTGGAGGAGATGCTGGCCGCCGCCGGCGCGGTGCTGTGCGGCGGGCGGGGTGGAACCCTGCGGCTGTTCGACCCGCTGGCCGATGCCGAGCCGCAGTTCACCTTGGGCTACCAGCACATCATCGACTTGGCGCCGGTCGCCCTGCCGGCGGGGCTGCGCCCGCTGCCGCGCGCCATTGCCGTCACCTGGCGGCGCAACTGGGCGCCGACCGACAACCTCGCCGGAATCGTCGGCGATGCCGACCGCGCCCAGTTGCAGGCGGCGGCTTCCGGGCCGGCGCGGGCGATCAGCGCCAGCGTCACCGCGCGCGTGGCCCAGCAGCGCGAGTTGGCCTTCCCCGGCCTGTACTGGAACGAGGCGGACGCCCTGGCGCGGGCCGGCAAATGGCGCGACTGGATCGAGGCCGGGCCGCGGCTGTTCCAGGTCACCACCGACCGCTTCCTCGGCCAGATCGAGTGCGGCGACGTCTGCCGCCTGTTCTATCCCGCCTACGGCCTGGCCGCCGGCGCACGCTGCACCGTGATCGGCTGGGCCGAGCAACTCGGGGCTCGCCGGCTCACCCTCACTTTGGCCACCCTGCCGGAGGTATGACCGATGCCCGGAGCCTTCCTGTGGGACGACAAGATCGCCACCGCCAGCATCACCGCGCCGGAGGGCGGCATCGTCGACAGCATGCCGCTGTCCAACCTGGTCGACCCGCAGCCGCGGCTGCGCGCCCGGCTGCTGGGCAGCAGCGCCGCCCTGCTGGTCGATCTCGGCGCCGACACCGCCATCGACGCCCTGGCGCTGATCTCCACCACCCTGACGGACACCGCCACCATCCGCTGGCGCATGGGACCGGCCGAGGCGCTGGTGGAAGCCGCGCCGCTGTTCGACCTGCGCTGGGACAGCGGCAGCATCACCCCGCCTTCCGGCTACAACTTCATGCGGGCCAGCACCGCCACCTATATCGGCAGCGACGGGTTGCTGAAGACGGCGCCGGCCAACACGCCGCGCATCGCTTATGACCCGGTCACCCGGGCCTGCCTCGGCCTGCTGCTGGAGGAGGCACGCAGCAACCTGCTGCTCTCCACCGGCGACCTGTCGAACGCCGCGGTGTGGGCGCGGTTCGGCGCCATCTCCGTCACCGGCAACGCTGCCGCAGCGCCGGATGGCACCGGCACCGCCGCGCTGCTGGCGATCCCGACCGGCGCCGGGGTCTACCAGAGCCGCCCCGCCACCGCCGGTCAGAGCTACAGCTTCTCGGTCTGGCTGCGCGCCGACGCCCCGACCGCCAGCCGTATCGTGATGAACTCCGATGCCGGCGGCGCGACCTTGCAGCCCATTTCGGTCGGCACCGCGTGGCAGCGCTTCAGCATGGCCAAGACGCTGTCTGCCACCTCCACCACCGTGTCCGGACAGATCGACGCCGGCAGCGGCGCCAGCACCGTCTATGCCTGGGGCGCCCAGATCGAGCAGGCCGCCATGGCCAGCAGCTACATCCCCACCACATCAGCCACGGCGACCCGTGCGGTCGACCGGCACTGGCTGTCGGGCCAGGCCATCGACCCGGCCGTCGGGCTGGCCTTCCTGGTGGATTACACGGCGAAAGCCGGCGGCGTGGCCACCTCGGTGCCGATCTGCTTCACGCCGGCCGGCGGATCGTTCGGCGATTCCTGGTATGTCTCGCAGAACCCCGGCACCGGGACTGTCGCCCTGACGCTGCTGGACAGCGTGCATGGCAACTACCCCGCCACTCCTGGCCGCAGCGGCACTATCGGTGACGCCTGCCGCGTTGCCGCCAACACCGGGGCGGCCGGCGTCGCCCTGGCCGCCAACGCCAGCGGCAGCACGACCAACGCTGCCGTGCCGACATCGAACGGCACGTTTGCCCTGGTAGGCCTTGGTGGGGCGTCGTGGGGCGGCGCGCCCGGCGGTGCGACCGGAGTGGTGCTGTTGCGCCGCATCGCGGTCTACGCCCGGCAATTGACCCAGGGGCAGGTGACCGCCGCGGCCATTACCGGTAGCACGCTGGACACCGCCATGCTGGTCTACGACAGCGGCCCCCTGGCGGCGGAGACCAGCGACGCGGCTGGCGGCAATGTTGTCTTGCTGGCGCCCGCGACCGTCACCGCGCGCTACCTGCGGGTGGACGTCACTGACGACGGCGCCACCGCAATCGATATCGGCCGGCTGGTGGCGGGGCCGTTGTGGCGGCCTAGCCGGGCCTTCGCCTATGGCGTGACAGAGGGGCAGGAGATGCTTGACCGCCGTGACCGCAATCCGCTCACCGGCGTCAGCTTCCCGGTGCCGGCGCTGGCCAATCCCCGCGTCACCCGGTTCTCGCTGCCGCTGCTCTCCGGCGCCGAGATCAAGGGCCAGCACCGCGCCATGGTGCGTGTGTTGGGCGCCATCGGCGACGCGCTATGGATCCCGGAGATCACCTTGAGCCAGGCCGAGCTCAACTCTCGGTCGATCTGGGGTGCCATTGCCGCACCCGGCGACGAGGCCGCCACCAGCCGCGACAGCTTCCCCGGCTCGTCGCGAAGCTTCCGTATCATCGAGCGTGTGTAGGAGGGAACGATGCCCAATGCCGAGGAAGTCGCGCGGCAGATTGCCGTGCACGAAGCTGTGTGCGCAGAGCGCTGGAAGCAGACCAATGCCCGCCTTTCGCGTATCGAAGCGGTGCTCGCCGTCATCGTCCTGCTGCTTCTTATCGGCGAAGGGTCGGTGATCGACGTGCTGAAGCGGGTATTGGGGGGATGAGAGGGCGTTGGAACCAGAGGAGCGTCGAAAATGTGGCGACCCCGCCTGGTGCGATATGCGGCGCAACCGTTTGAAATTGCGACGCCAAGCGAGCGGGGCGAAGTCGGCTCGTAAAGTTTGTTGATGTCAAATGTGTATGGACACCGCTAGGCTGTCCGTGGGAT